GGTAAGAAAGCATTTTTTCAGCGTAGAATTGCCACGTGCCACGCTTCTCTAAAGCTTCTGGCCTTTCATTCAGGCAATCAGTCAAAAGGCCTTCAATTGCCTTTATATCATTGATTGCGCGGACTACATTTATGCATTGTTTACGATTCATCTTTTTATGTGTTTATGTGTTTATGTGTTTATGTGTTTATGATTAAGATACAGTGACTAGTTCCTTTGAGTATTCGCCGGTTGTCAGAATCGCACCGTTTGCGTATTCAGTTATACAGAAGTCCGCATCTTCTAAAAAATACGAATTATCAACTTTTCCGCATTTTCTTAAGATGGCATAAAAATCAAGTTGAGTGACTTGTTGAAAGTTTAGAGTGTAGATCATATGTTTATGTGTTTATGTGTTTATGTGTTTATGTATAAAGCGGAAAAGCTGTTTTAATTAAAGGCTTTCCACCGTAAAACCTCTTTTTCCTGCCTTTCGTCGCTGAGTTGTACTCCATACAGCGTGGCACCGGCTATAAATGCCGAAAGCGCAATAATTGAGAATAGTTCAAATAATGTGTATTTGTTAGTCATAAGTGCACAGTTTCACGGTATTAATTGAATAAAGCAACCTAAAAACGGTTTTTTTTTTTATCACAAACGGGTGCACATGCGAGCACCTAACAACTAGACATAATATGTATTGTGCGCCGGCCCGTCTATGCCTTGATATCAAGACAACTTGCCTTGATATCAAGACAACTTGCCTTGATATCAAGGTAAATAGGTGCTCAAAAGATCATTAGTGCTCAAAAGGTCACTAGTGAACAGGGGTGCACCCCCGACCTACCCTGCCCTCCCCTACCGTTCCCCCATCTGAAAAAGTCCTGATAGTTTTGCAAAAACCAAATTAACCTAAAAACAGTTAAACTTATGCCCCAAAAAATCTGGGGGGAAATTTTCAGAAATCAGGTTTTAAATCTTTTTCGGTTTTTATGATGTGAGGATTAAACTTGTGTGAAAACTTAAAAACGGATTAACTCTGCCGATAATGAAACAGAAAGTCATTTGGTCACCTCTCCCAGGCTCACAGGCACTAGCAATGAATGCACCGTGCAATCACATCCTATTTGAGGGTACACGTGGCCCTGGCAAGACGGATGCACAGCTTATGAGGTTTCGGCGGTATGTCGGAATGGGATATGGGCAAGCTTGGCGCGGTATTATCTTTGATCGGCAGTATAAGTCGCTGGATGACTTGATTGCGAAGTCAAAGCGGTGGTTCCCGCAGTTTCATGATGGTGCTAGGTTTTTATCATCACAATCGGCGTTAAAATGGGTATGGCCGACCGGGGAAGAGCTGCTATTCCGCCATATGCATGATGAGACCGACTACGACCAGTACCACGGACACGAATACCCATTCATCGGATGGAATGAGCTGACAAAGTACCCAACCTCGGCTTGCTATGATGTGATGATGTCCACAAACCGTTCTTCGTTTGTTCCCGAGGAGCACACGCCACGAAATTCAAAGACTGGTCAGTACGAAACCCCTGATGGCAAACCGCTCGACCCGATCCCAATGATCGTGTTCTCTACGACCAATCCATTTGGGGCGGGGCACAATTGGGTTAAGCGTAGATTCATCGACCCGGTCCCGGCAGGTGAGGTAAAGAGGATGACCACTGAGATTTTCAACCCCAGGACTCAGAAGAGGGAGAATATCACAAAGACCCAGGTGCGTTTGTTTGGTTCGTACAAAGAGAACCGGTATTTATCGCCTGAGTACGTTGCGGAGTTGGAGAATATCACGGACCAGAATCGTAAACGAGCTTGGCTGGAGGGCGACTGGGATATCACCGCTGGTGGTGCGTTCGATGATGTTTGGAACAGCGATTTGCACATTGTGCCGAGGTTTCAGGTGCCAGGTTCGTGGAGAATATGCCGTTCGATGGACTGGGGCTCGAGTCACCCGTTCTCTGTCGGCTGGTGGGCGATATCGAATGGTGAGGAGGTTGCTATATCTGAGGATAGGACAGTATGTTTCCCAAAGGATTCACTTATCAGAATTGCGGAGCTTTATGGCGCGGATGTGGTGAACGGTGAGCAGTTTGGCCACAACAAAGGCCGTAAGCTTTCAGCACGGAGATTAGCGCAGGAGGTTTTAGAGGTCGAGGAAGAGTTGACCATGCTGGGGTGGATAAAAACTAAACCTGAGCCGGGACCGGCGGATAATCAGATTTACAATGTCAGTGAAGACGAGTCAGGTTCGATTGCTTCGATGATGGAGGATGAGGGAGTTGAATGGACACGATCTGACAAGAAGGCTGGGTCAAGAGCAAATGGTTTTCAGATAATGCGGGATATGATGGAAAGATCGACAGACCGCGAGGGTGCCGGGCTTTACATTATGAACAATTGTGATGCGTTCATAAATACAATCCCAAGCTTGCCAAGAGATGACAAAAAGCTGGACGATGTTGACACCGATGCCGAGGACCACGTTTACGATGAGGCGCGATATATGGTTCTTGACGCGAGGCCGCAATGGGCAAAGTATGTAAATATTCGAATGCCGGTATAACGGCAAGAGGTTTGCCTATATTTAGATTATAAAATTACCAATTTTCCCACATGCCAAATGTAAATTACGTACGCGAAGAAGTTGTCCAGGCCAGGAAGATCTGGCAACTGATCGATGACTGTGTAGCTGGTGAACAGCAAATTAAATCAAAAACACAGGACTACCTACCAATGCCAGTGGCTGAGTCCGATACGGACCAAATGCTATCGCGTTATGCCTCGTACCTGAAAAGGGCGATGTTCTATAATGTGACAGCTCGTACTTTGGACGGGCTTGTTGGGCAGGTATTCTCTAAGGACCAAGCGATTGATCTACCTGAGAATATTGATCGCTACGTGGACAACATCGATGGTGCCGGGACAAGCCTCGAGCAGCAATCAAAACTGGCACTTCAGACAGTTTTGGCAAAAGGCCACGGCGGCCTACTAGCGGACTTCCCAAATAACCAGGGGTTTGTGTCACTTGCTCAAATTGAAAGTAATTTGATCCGCCCAAGGATCCTAAACATTGATCCGGAGGACATAATCAACTGGCGTATGCAGACGGTCGGTGGCGAGTCGCTTCTTTCTTTGTTGGTGATCGAAGAGGAGAAGATCGTTGAGGACGATGGCTTCGAGTTTGATAAAGAGTATCGCTGGCGCGTGTTCCGGTTGATCGACGGTGAGAATGGCTACCAGGTTGAGGTAACCCTCTGGAGAGCCCCTGGCGAAGACTTTGAAACGACTGATGACTTCTATATTGAGGAAGGCCCTTCGATAATGACCGACTACAGCGGTTCGCCGTTGCAGCGGATCCCTTTCGAGTTCATGGGTAGCACAAACAATGAGCCGGTGATTGACAAAGCACCGATGCTCGACTTGGCCAACATGAACATCGCGCACTATCGCAACAGTGCTGATTATGAGGAGAGTTTGTTCTTGGTCGGGCAACCGACTCTGGTCATCTCTGGTCTGACTCAGGATTGGGCGGACAAAAACATCAATGGCAAGGTAATCCTTGGTTCCCGGTCGGCTATCACTCTACCAAAGGATGGACGTGCTGAGATGTTGCAGCCACACCCTAATGTGATGCCAAAAGAGGGCATGGAGCACAAGGAGCAACAAATGAAGGCGGTCGGTGCTAAACTGATTGAGCCCAACTTCTCTAAGGTCACAGCTACCGAGGTCTTAATGGAAGCTGCTTCGGAATCTTCTATTCTGACAAGCACTGCAAACAATGTTTCGGCGGCCTACCGGAAAGTACTTATGCACATGGGAATGTTTATAAGTGAAACAAGTCTCGATGAGATAAACTTCTCATTGAATACTGATTACACGGTAACCAGCATGACAGCCCAGGATCGCCAGCAGTTGGTCGCCGAATGGCAGGGTGGCCTAATCACATGGGATGAGGCTAGAGAGACTCTTCGAATAACTGGTGTTGTAACCGAGGATAATGAGGCTGCAAGGACCAAGGTAGAAACAATTGATGCTAACTTGATCTAATGCCAAAAAAGGAAGACCGAAAACCTTTAGAGGAAGCAGCAATACTGGCCCAAGTCACTCTCGAGAGGCTTAAGGCTGGGTTTGCGCTTAAATTTAATAGTGTCTTTGCCAAGGAAGCAACTTTGGTAAGGTCCACTTTAAATAGTCTCAGTTATGATTTAAGTGAAGCAAGTGTTGCACAATCTAAGAAGCTTCTTTCGAAACTTGATAAGTCTATTTCCAAAGAGTTTAAAGTTGCCAACTCGGATCTTAATTCTGAGCTTCAAACTATATCAGCATTGTATGCCGGGATTGAGGCAAAGGATTTAATAGACTCTGTAACGGGTGATTTAAAACTAAAGACTATAACGGCAAAGCAAGCATTTGCAAAAGCCAAAGTTATGGCCATGGGCCACTCTGGAATATTACTTGAGGACTTTATTAGTTCCTTTGCTGCCACGGAGACCAAGAGGGTAGTAAATACGATTCGTAGGGCTTTCCAGGAAGGCAGGACGAGCCAGCAGACAATAAGGGAGGTGGTGGGCACCAAAGCGTCTAACTTCAAGAATGGGATTCTAGAGATATCCCGTAGGAATGCTAAGACCCTTGTATCAACCTCCGTACAGCATGCCGCGAGCGCGGGTAGGATGGCCCTTTGGGAGGCCAACAGTTCTGTGGTTGAAGCTTATGAATGGCTTTCAACATTGGACAGTAGAACGACCACAACTTGCCGAAGCCTGGATGGTTCAAAATTTGAACTGGGTAAGGGACCAGTACCACCGATCCACTTGAATTGTAGATCAACAACGGTGGCGGTACTTGGCAGTGAGTTTGATTTTCTTAAAGAAGGTGCCACCCGGTCGGCTGAGTTTGGCCCGGTCAGCGCAAAGAAAACTTATTACTCCTGGTTGAAGGACCAATCTGCCTCTTTTCAAAATGAAGTACTTGGGCCGACAAGGGCTCGTCTTTTCCGGGATGGTGGGCTAACTGCTGAGAAGTTTTCCGAATTAAACTTGGGTAGAACTTTCGAGCCTTTGACCCTTGATGAGATGCGTTTGAAAAATCCAAAGGCATTTGAAAAAGCGGGAATTTAATTTCTTGCATAGAAACCAGTTTTTGTACACTTTTGTCTCGAACAGGGATTTGTAATCCTAGAAAAGATCGAAACTTATGAAATACAAACTAACATCGGAAGAACACTCGGCCCTAGAAGAATCAAACAAGGGTCTTTATTCGGAGCAAAATGATTCATTTGTTCTCCAAGTCGAAGGACTAGAGGACCACTTTGTTTCAAAAGAGAAAAAAGATATTGCTGAGACGCATCGTAAAAATGCCGAAAGTAGACTCCAGGAGGCTGAGGCTCGTGAGGTTAAACTTCTGAAGGATATTGAGAAGTCCAAGGGTGGTAAAGATGAGATTGAGTTGATTCGGAATCAACACATCAGCGAGTTAGATAAGATCCGCGCTGAGTATCAAGAAAAAGAAAATCTCAGTAAGCAGGAATCATATAAGACTATGGTTGAGCTTGAATCGGAGAAATTTGCCCAAGAGCATTTCATCGTTCCTTCAGCAATCCGCCGCCTTTTCTCTGACCGTTTGGCGGTTGAGGAAGTAAACGGCCAGCCGGTAATCCGCACAAAAGAATTGGACGGTGCACCTTCGATTAAATCTGTTGAAGATTTGAAGAAAGAATTTCTTGATAATAAAG